GTGGTTGTGGTTATCTGACATTTGACCAAGTTGAGAAGGGCTTGAAGCATCTTGCTGATATCCCTGGTGTTGTTAGAACTGCAAGCCGAGGGACTTTGCCAAAAGACCAATTTGGAGTTAAACTCGTTGAAGAAGGAGAAGTACATCGAAAGAGTGCAACTCGTTTCTTAAGTGAGGGATGTTCCATTGAGGTTTATGGTCCCACTTCTGGAAGAGCTTCCCCAAGCTCCTCCGTAACTCCTACAATGATTTCCGATATCGTTGCTGAGGTTACTGGAGTACCACAAAAGTGGGGACCACCTAAGATAAAGGGTGAAGGCGTTTATCCGTATCAAGTAGCGCTGGAACAGTTGTCCCATCCGTCCTTATCTTTAGGTAGCATTGTCGTTAAGGCTGTTTGTTGCTATCGTATGCAATTTTTGAAAATTCGTAAAAAGCTACCTGGGCTGTTTAAAGAGTGCAAACCTTTGACACAAGTTCAGACAGTTTCTGGAGTTATTGGAAAGCGTTTTATCGATGCAATGAACTTTGACACCTCACCTGGGTGGCCCTTATCTGGAAAGAAGACTAAGTTTTTAATTGATCTTGATCCTGATGAGTACCCAGATAGTGGAGTGCCTAGGACATTTGCTCCTGAAATTTGGGAGGAAGTTGAACGTATTAAGAAGATTTTGTTGTCCGGTGAACGTCCTTATTGTGTGTGGAAGGCATGCTTGAAAGATGAGCCAACAAAACTAACTAAAGATAAGGTACGCGTTTTTCAAAGTGCACCTATCGCGTTACAACTTCTTATTCGCATGTATTTCTTGCCTATTGTTCGTGTTATTCAATTGAACCCATTACTATGTGAATGCATGGTGGGTGCAAATGCTGAAGGCCCTGAGTGGGAACAGCTAAATGAATTTATGAACTCTAAAGGCAAAAATGTTCTTGCTGGAGATTACAGTAAATATGATCAAAGAATGCCTGCACAACTCGTGACAGCTGCATTTTCGATCTTGATCTGGGTTGCAGAACATTTGTGCGAATATCCTGAAGAGGACATTAAGTTAATGAAGGCGTTAGTAGCTGAGATCGCATATCCTCTGATGGCTTATAATGGTGATATGTTGATGCTGTTTGGATCAAATCCTTCGGGACAAAATCTGACAGTCATTATCAATTCTATTGTTAATAGCTTATTATTGAGGAGTTGCTACTATACGAAGTATCCAAATGAACCAGTTGGATCCTTTACTGACTATTGCGCATTTGGTACATATGGTGACGATGTTAAGGGAACAGTGTCTGATGAGAGAACCCTTTTTAACCATATTACGTTTGCTGAGTTTTTGTCAAAATTTGATATGAAATTTACTATGCCTGACAAGGAATCCATTGCTACTGAGTATATGGATGCTGATGAAGCTGATTTCTTAAAGCGTAGCAATTTTTATCATCCTGAGTTGAAAGCAAATGTTGGCGTGCTCGCTGAAGATTCCATTTTCAAGCGATTACATGCTCATTTACAATCTAAGCAATTGACATTGGAGCAGCAATCAGCGCAAAACATTGACACATCTCTCCATGACTGGTTCTATTATGGAAGAGAAACATTTGAACAACGTCTTTCAGAAATGAAGGATGTTGCGTCCAAAGCTGGAATAACCCATTTGTGTGCTGGGTTCGACAAGAGTTATGAAGATCGCGTTCAGAATTGGTTACGTAAGTACCGACCTGATGACGCTGAGCCTGTCGATGAAGCTAGGACCACCTTTCACGAGAATTAAAAGGTTAAATTCTCCACCCCGAAGTCCATCGGGGTTCCTGTGTATAGTAAAAACGGACTGTGTATATATGGATTACCATTTTTATTTGTGTTTTGTGCCGTGTGCATTTATAGATTTAGGCTTTGTACATATTGGTATGGTGCTCGGCCATACTCCTGTTTAGGAGAGTAGTTAGCCACTACACCATCATCGCACCACCCTACAGTTTGAGTCGATTGTAGGGATTGTAAATATTGACTGACTAATTACTTTTATTATTTATTTGTTAAACTATATGTTAAAAAGATGTTGTTTAGGCCCCAGATGGGAGTCGTAGCTGAAGCTTCGGTTCAAAAGAAGGGTACCTTTACTGCTCAAGAAAATGTTGATTTTTCGGATCAAATGCAACCTTATGTATATGATGCAGGAGGTGAAATGGATCCAACTAGATCGTTGCAAGATACTGATGATGCAACACTCGACAATTTCTTCAGTCGACCTCTAAAGATTTATGAGGAAGAGTGGGGCACGGGGACATCTTTGTATATTAATATAAACCCTTGGAGTTTGTATTTTGAAAATTCCCGTGTCATTAACCGACTGACCAACTACAAGTTATTGAAATCCAAATTACATTTGAAACTTGTTATTAATGGAAATGGATTTCAATACGGGAGAGCTATTGCTTCTTATTTGCCTTATGCTACCTTGGACAATTTGTCTACGAGCCGTGCTCTTGTCGCTCAAGACTTAGTTCAGGAATCGCAAAGGCCTCACATTTATCTGGATCCCACCACTTCGAGTGGAGGCGAGATGGTTTTGCCAATGTTTTGGTATGGAAACTATTTGGATATTCCAGACAATGATTGGGGTGAGCTAGGAGAATTGACAGTTCGTTCTATCAATGATCTTAAACATGCGAATGGAGCAAGTGATCAAGTTACCATTAGCATATTTGCTTGGGCTGAAGATGTATCGTTCAGTGTACTCACAGCACGTGAACCAGGCACATTGATTCCTCAAATGGGGGAAATTGATGAAGCAAATCGCAGTGGTGTGATTTCTAAGCCCGCAAGTGTTACTGCAAAATGTGCTGGAGCTTTGAAAACAATACCAGCGATTGCACCTTTTGCTTTAGCTACTGAGATGGCAGCATCAACAGTAGGCAACATAGCGAAAATGTTTGGTTACTCACGCCCGCCTATAACCAAGGCACCTGATCCATTTGTCCCACGACCATTTGGACAACTAGCTCTTACAAATGTTCCAGATAATTGCTTCAAATTAACAGTTGATGAGAAACAGGAGTTATCTATCGACCCGCGTATTGCAGGATTGTCAGGAGGAGTTGATCCTCTCAATATCCGTGATATCGCTAGTCGTGAATCGTATCTCACAACGTTTAGTTGGAACATAGGAACTGCACCAGAGTCACTTCTCTGGAATGCTCGTATTGATCCTGCCCTTTGGGCGGAAGGCGGTGGAAATCCCACGGAATTACATTTGCCTGCCTGTGCTATGGCTTGTTTGCCTTTTAAGTATTGGACAGGATCAATGAAGTTCCGTTTTCAGATTGTGTGCTCCTCATTTCACAAAGCAAGATTGAAGGTCGTTTATGACCCCGATTTTATTGCGTCAAATGAGTACAATACTAACTATTTGCACATTGTTGACATTGCAGACACTAAAGATTTTACTATTGAAATTGGTAATGGCCAAAGTCGTACGTTGCTTGATCATCATTTACCAGGTGTTAACTCAATCACCCAGGTATATGGTACTACAGCGTTTGCTGCCAAAGAGGCCGGCAATGGCGTTATTGGATTGTATGTTGTGAACGAGTTAACAACTCCGAACAGTACTGTCACCAATGACATCGAAGTCAATGTGTTTGTATCTATGGGAGATGATTTTGAGGTATTCGTACCAACTAACCAATTCCAGAAGTATGTTTACAAACCGCAGATGGGGATGAGACCCCAATCTGGAGAAATTGTTCCAGAATCTGAAAATACCACTGAACCAAGTGCACCACTGCATGATGAAACCGTTAAATTAGGACCCACCTTGCAGGATGATGAGTTGATAAACAAAGTGTATACTGGTGAATGTATAACAACATTTCGCCAGATGCTCAAACGTTACAATTTACATTCCTGTACTGGGTTCCTTACTGCCGGGACTACATTATTGCAGTTACAGTTGCCCGCTTTTCCATATCTTCGCGGCAACGTGCAAGGAGCTATTCATTACAGAATTGGATCGAATAGTTACACCTTTTGTAACACAGTGATGCTTCACTGGGTCACCCATTGCTTCTCAGGCTGGCGTGGCTCAATTCGCTGGAAAGCTGTTACTAGGGGATCTGATAGTTCAGATAAGATTAAGC